GAAGATGCAATACGCATTATCTCACCATCTATCTGAATATAAGAACCGATTGGAAATCTTTTTAAGATTGAAGTAGCATTTTTATTTTGACCAACAGATGTTCCAGAGGCTAAATTGGGTAACTTAACTTTAAATGCTGAGTCTGCAGGTGCTATATTTTCATCAGCGACTAATGTTTCGTGATCAAATATTGATAATCCTCTTACACCAATGTTTTCTCCACCTGATGATGATAATGCTTCGTTAGAAGCTAATCCGTGTTTTAGAATAAATGCAGGTGATGTAAGTGCAGATGTTGTGGTTGCTGTAAATGTATTGAAATCAGTTACAGATTTAACAACAAAGTCTCCAAGATTAGCATCACTACCATTTAGAACTCTAAATGAATTACCAACAAGTAAACCATGAGCTTCAGTACAATTGAATGTTGTAATTCCACCACTATGAGATACAGATGAAATAGATACCCAAGGTCCTAAGTCAATTACTTGCTGACCAACTAATACGGTATCACTTGCAGTCTTCTTAACACTAACAATATTAGTAGCAGATACTGCATTGATACGATAGTATGCATCAGTTCCAGTTGAAAGACCTGTTACCTGAACATAATTACCAGTTGCAGTTGATATTCCAGCCTCTACAATTCCTATTGATGCACTTGGTGAACCTGCGATACCTCCAGTTGATACAGATGAACTATCAAAGAATAGTGTTTCACCATTTGTATATCCAGAACCACCCTCTGTGATATCGACAGAGGTTACTGAACCACCTGATACTGTAACTTGTGCTGTTGCACCGTCCCATACTGCGGATGCTGGTGATGCATTTGTATTGAATAGTTTTACGTTATAATATGTTCCATTTGTATGACCTGAACCACCAGTGATTGTACTATGGAATTTAAGTGATTGTAATCCATGCTGTTCATTAAATGTTAAATCAGCAGTAGTTGTGTTATCTGTAACTGCACTAACTGTATTTGTTGCATCAAATGATTCAAGTAATTTATTAGTAGTTTCTCTTGTAATACTTTTCTTTAAGTCATTAGTTACAACATCACCAATTGGAAATCTTTTTGCAAATGATTTTGCTTCTTGTGGATTATCATTGATATTATCACGATCATATTCAGGATAAAGGTTAACAATATTCTGATTGAAATTATCTGTGCCGAACTGATTTGATGCGTCAGTCATCGCATTATCACCATTTAATACAAATAAATGGTAGATACCATCTTGAACACCCTGAATATAAGGTGTTATTACCTCAGATCTATAAACAAATAAGTTATCCTTGTTGTCATTACGATCAAATCTTGGTAGAAGTGTTGAACGTGTTTGTGTATTGTTAGTAAATGTTCCAACAGTATGAACTGCACCAGATGTATCTGTATTAGAATACTTATATTCTTTGTTATTAACTATATCTGTAACTAAGAATGTTCCATTATATCCTTTATTCTCTACCCCATCAGAATTTGTTGAACTTTGTGCATTTCTAACAATGATTTGATCACCAACGTTTACATTATGTGGTTTATCTGAACGAACTGTAACTTTATTAGTACCACTATCAAAAGTTAACATCGAAATAAATCTAGTATTACGATCAAATCCATAATCACTTGATGTAATTGAAGACTTCGTAAAGTCGGTATTTGCAGTTACGTTAGTTGAACTTGAATCTTGAAGAACAAAACCTTCAATTGGATCTCTACTGTTTATAAGTTCCTTTGGAACAACATATCTAACCTTATATACTTTTTCGTCAATACTTCTATCATCATCTTTTCTTAGGAAATATGTAATATCATTATCGTCTAATGATCCTAGATTAGATTGAATGGTGTTAGAACTGGTTGAAGTATGAACGAACCACTGTGAACCATCATATTGGATTGGATGTCCCTTATCATTTGGATTTTTATCTGATACTCTACTAACAATATTAAATTCATCATTAACTGAGGCAACAGTGTTAATAAAAACAGGTGATGCTAATTCAGCATTTGTTTTTGATGATGCAATTCTTATTTGGTTGGTTCCAAGACTAGAATCACCAGCAACAGTGATTGCAAAATAAAGTTTATGTGGATCTAGATTTTCTGGTAAATCTCCATTATCCGCTATGACACGAATTGATTCTCCATTCTGTAAATTATGACCACCACTTAATGTAAATACTGATTTTGCAGATGCAGTAGTTGCAGAGTGAGTTGCTTTATATGATTTTTGTCCTACATCAGTCGTGCCAGTTGTTGTGCCATTTGACATGACGACAGTGGCTTGATAGGTGCTACCACCTTTATCAACGTATAGTTTCTCACTAGAATTTGCACCTATACGGAAACCTTGTGCGATACCTGCTGGTGGTTCTGTAAGTGCTGTTTGTCCAACAAGATATAATTTAGAGGTTGTTGTTTCTGATACATCAATCTGTAGATATTCTATCTTCTGATTTGCAGTAATTACAGAACGTGGTGTGATGATGGATGTAATAAATCCCTTATCATCTTTTGCAAATGCTTCTTTCTTAAATCCTTCAGCAGCAAGAGCAAATGTACCAAAGTTAGAGTTTGAGTTGGTAATTGATGCGTCAGAACCATTTATCATATTGAAATGACTATGGAAACCTATGGCAAATACAGATACAACCTGTACAACTGCATCATTACTTACTTTTATATGACTTGTTCTAAATCCTTTTCTATAATTTGCTTCTTGGTCTAAGTGATATACTGTACTAGCATTAGTTGAGGATGATTCAGATGATAGTAATTCACCAGTTTGTTTAGAGAACTGAATACCACTATAAGTTCTGTTTGTCGCATCATACTTAACAAAAGCACGGTCATCTTTTTGTAGTGATACAGCGGTAAACTGTGCAACAACCATAGATTTAAATCCAGTTGCCCTTGCACCATCAGCATGCATACCTTGCATACCATATACTGAACGAAGTGATATGTTAAAGATGTATGGTGATGCACCTGTTACTGTATCAGTCTCAACCAATACTTGAGCATTAGCACTACTTAATCCACCAGCAGAACCCGCTGGAAGGTTTGGTCTAACAAATGGTAAAAGATATGTAAATTTAGTTGTTGATAATACACTACCAACTTTTGTAGAGATATTATAATCAGGAACATTTACACCACGAATTTTAATCGGTGTACCGCCAGTTAAATTATGTGGAACAGATGTTGTAACTGTGACCTGCTGACCTGGTGTTGCTCCATCACCTGACTCAATACTTGTAATATTAAGAGGATCAGTTGCGAATGCACCGACAATCTCAAATTCAGGTCTTTGTGGTGCAAATGATTTGGGTGCTGCAGGATATTTCTGATCTATATCACGACCTGATGCTCTATTAAATGCATTAGTTAATTTACTATAGTATATGTCTAAGTCAGTTAATGCACTGAATTGGTCGAAAGTATTAATACCATCTGCATACTCAAAACAAGTTACTTTATGATGTGAAAACGTAGGTTTTGATTGATTATTTGTACTAAAATCTGTTGGGTCTGTGTATACTGTTCCAGACTCATTACCATCAAAGATAGTAAACTGCCAGAAATAACAAGCACCAGTTATTTTGAATAGTGCTGTTGCTAAAGCAGCTGCATCAGTTGGGTTTGGAACATACTTAGGTCTTATCTTTGTCTTTCTTAAGTCTAGTCCTACAATAGATGTTCCTCTTGGAACGACCACACCACCATTTACACTATTAAATTTGTAAAGTATATTATCTTCTTGTGTTAAATCAAAATTAGAGTCTAGTGTAAGTTCAAGTGTATTGGATGCTCCTGTTGCTGCTCCTGCTGGACTGACTGCTTTTGCTACTCCACCATCATTTCTTATTCCAAAACCAGGTCTATTATCTACTATATGCTCGCCAGGATATAAAAGTATTGTAGTTCTTTCAACTAAGTCATTATCATCTCCTCGTAAATATGAAAATCTAGCAGCTTCTATCAGTGCTCTCTGAATTGTTTTGAAGGGTTTGGTTAATGAATTACCTTGATTTTCAATTCCATCGGTTGAATCAAGATCATTTGGATTTACATAAAGAATGCGTCCTTCTGTATTCTTTATAAAATTCTCTAACTTATTAAGAGGCATCTTTTTTATCTACTATAAATTTGATGGCGAGACCATGCAATACTAGGTCTATTTAGCTTACCAGCCGTGCCATTATTTTATTATTTGTCTTACTGTGTGATCAATTCTTTGTAAATTATTTGATCTGGAAGTAGTAATTGATCACATACTCGCAATATTCTAATAAACTCTTCCTTAGTATCACAGTTAATAATTCTTCTGTCACCACTTTCACTGAGGAGTGCAAAAGAACGGGAGCAAATGTCTATCTCAACATTTAAAACAAAATCGTCCATACTAATTTACGAATGTTCTATTATAGCATATGTATGTAAATTGTCAATTATATGGTAGTTCCATATCCAACTTGTGGAATCCACATCTTATCTGTCTCTCCAGATGTAGAACCTATTCCTACTCCTCCACTATTATATTTCCATCCAATACAAGCCTCTGTTGATGCAACACCTATAAATCCAGAACTAGGTTGCCATATGGAGGTATCTCCATTCCATTCAACTGAATTATCTACAATATTAGTTGAAGTATTGATAATTAAATAGTTTGACATTTTAATTTTTAGGTAATAAACGAAAACCGAAACTTATTCGATCACACTCACTTCCAACACAATGCCAGAAGTAAGGTGGGTAAAAGGGAACAAAGAACTTTCTAACTGTAATACCTTTATCATCATAATCGGTTATAATATTTCCTGTCTCAGGATCTCTATATCTAAAGAAAGATTTTTTATCCTCAGATGCATAGGTAATATAAACACGATGACAAGGAAATCTATGATTAGTATGCCAACTCATATATCCTGTAGGAGGATAAAAATATTGACCAGCCGCACTAACCATATCATTATAAAATATTGATTCAACATAAGGTAAGATCTTTTCAGTAAATATTGGATTAATGTTCCTTACATTGTTATTCTTTGCCTTATTAAAATCACATAGTGCAGGATGAATATCAATTAATCCATCAAAAGAGAAGTCATCAACATTATGTTTCCATTCATCTTGTACTGAAAAATCTTTATAATCAGAAGATTCAACACATTCATCCAAAAATTTTTTGGATATAATTTTTTCTATGATAGATATATCAAATGAATTTCTCTCGAAACTAATCATGTTAAAAGGATATCACGTATGTAATATTGATGATATTTATGGTGATTGGAGGATCAATGGGCAGAATTATGTTCTTGATCTTGAAAAAATTATACCATATTTAGATATGAAAATCAAGCATTTAATAAAGTTTGATGACATTTCATGGAAAGGAAAAAATATTTACCACGAACTAGAACAAGTGCGTTATGAACAATGTGATGTAAGATATCGCTGCATATTAACAATTGGAGAAAATCCACATAATTGTAAATACCGTATGATAGATGGTAGGCATCGTATCACAAAAATGGGTAATATGGGATTGGATGAAGCGTATTTTAATTTAATTGATTATCAAAATATAATTAAACTACTACAACCCATACCTCACCCCTAGCTCCTGCTCCACCATATGCTCCTCCACCACCACCTGGAACTGACCCATTATTTGTTCCACTACCGCCATTTCCACCACCATAACTTGTTCCACCAGCACTATTGTTACCGTTATTTCGTCTAGATCCTCCTCCACCTCCTCCCATATATGCATTAGCACCAGATCGTTGTGTCACGTAATTATTATTACCTGCTCCACCACCTCCACTATGTCCATCTTTTCCCTCACCAGGTCCTGATTGTGTATCATATGTTGTACCATCTTGAGTTGATCCTGTGCTAAACACATTACCTGCACCACCTCCTGACGATGATAATGGAGATCCACCAGCACCTCCATAATAATTTGTTGAATAGTAACCAGCATTACCAGCTCCTGATCCACCTCTTACAGAATATGTACTGCTTCCAAATTGAGAGGTTCCTCCAGTTCCGTGAGCATATGATCCACCACCACCAACTGTGACACTTACAGTCGAACCTAAATCTGACATCTTAATTCTATATTCTGCGTATCCACCGCCTCCACCGCCACCACTACTATTATGATAACCAGTAGAACCGCCACCACCGCCACCTCCCCACATATAAACATTAACAAAATTACCTGTAGAAGGTTTTGTCCAAGTTCCGCTTGATGTGAATTGAGTAAGTTGAGATGTTCCTACATTCGCTTCACCTTTTTGACCTTTAGCACCAGCAGATCCTGTTGCACCTTGAGAACCTGTTGCACCTTGAGAACCTGTTGCACCTTGAGAACCTGTTGCACCTTGAGAACCTGTGGCTCCTACTTCTCCTTTCTGCCCTTTATCTCCACCAGCACCACCAGAACCAGTTGCACCTAC